ACAACTTTATATTCTAACAAATCAATTAAATATGAAAAAAAGACCCTAAATTAATAAATTAAAATTGATTTTTATATTTTTTTTTATAACTATATATCTATAACTATGGAGCAACAAAGACTTAATAATGAACAAACTAAACTAGATGAGAATATTAATTTACTAATTAAAACACAAGAAGAATTAGATTCATCGTTATTTCAATGTTGTATTAGTCAAACATATACTAGTGAACCTTATTTATGTGGTTGTGGTTGTGGTTCATTATTTGATAAATCAACAATTGTAGAATGGTTGTCACGTAAGAAAACATGTCCGATTAGTAGAAGGTCTTTAACTTTTGAAAATCTAACATTAGATCGTATGCGAAAAAATAAAATTGAAGAATTACATGATAAAATTAATAATTTAAAAAATTTAATTGATACAAATAAATCAAATATTAAAAGATATAATGATCTTATTGAGTCACTAAAAACACCTAATACAGACTTTATTAGTTATAATAAATTAAATGAAAATGGTTTTGATTACTATCAAATAACTACAAATGAAACTGAAGCTATTAAACAAACTATTTATTTTCTAGTAGATACTTCTTACAGTATGAGTGCAACAATTAATATTAAAGGTAGTGAAATAAATTGTCAACTATCATTTCTGGAATTAGTTAAACATAGTCTTGGAGTATTTTGTAAATTACTTGAAAATAATTCTAATGTAGAAATTTGTATTATTAAATTTAGTGATAATTCTGATGTAATTTGTGACCCTCAACATATTACAAGTAATAATATTGATGCTATTAATACTAAAATTGGTAATCTTGTACCAGATGGTCAAACCAATATTTATAGCGCATTCTTAAAAGCTTTTACTTATATTAAAGAAACAAATACATATTCGAATATTGTATTATTAACAGATGGTGCACCTACAGCACATTATACACCTAATGGATTAGATAAACATATATTTAAATCATTACTAAAAAATAATTTAACTGAACAAATTAGTATAAATACTATTGGATTGGGATATAATCTAGAAATAAAATCTTTAATTAATTTATCTAAACAAACTAATGGTTCATATTTTTATATGCCTGAATCTAGTTTAGTAGGTCCTACAATAATTCATTTATTAATTAATCTAACAACAAAATGTTGTAAATCAGTAAATATAGAGTTAACATATGAGAATAATACATATATTAATGAAATTACAAAAAATCTAGATTTATTTCATTATGAGATTATTAATGATACGAAATTAATTATACATATGGGCTCTATGAATATATCACAGCAATTAGCAGTTAAAATAATTGATATTGTAAAACCAATTGATACTAAAATTGTAGTTAGTACTAATAATAATACATTTGATGTTAATTTAAATAATAAAATTAATATTGATACCAATTATAATAATTTAAGATTATATACAACTCATAAACTAAATAGTATATATAATAAATTATTAAATATAAATAGTTATAAATGTAATAATGCTAAAGATGAATTAGATATATTAATTAGTGAAATTAATAATATGGATTATGTAGATACTTATTTAGACGACTTTTTAAAAGATATTACCGACCAAATTTATAAGGGTTTTACTGTATTTGAATATTTTAATAAATGGGGTAAATTCTTTATACCATCTATTATTCAGTTTCATAATAAGAAAGTTTGTCCTAACTTTATTCAACCAGGATTACAACATTATAAAAATGATAAAATGATTGAGTTAGCAGAAGATTATCATGAAATATTTTGTACTTATGAACCACCTAAATCAAATCATAAACCGGTACAATATCGACAAACTCAATACTCTCAATATAATAATTATACACAATCATCAAATAGTTCACATAATTCTACTAATTATAGAAGTAGTACAGTACCCGTTACAGATAATAATTTAAATAGTAATCCTAATTTATATAGAACAATTAGTTCAGCAGGTTGTTTTCATGGTGATTCATTAGTTAAAATTGCTGATAATACTTGTGTTAAGATTAAGGATTTACGTAAAAATACACATATTATAGATAGTGATGGTAATCCCGCTATTATAGAATGTGTTGTAACATTTCCATGTAATAATAGTACGTGTTTAAGTGAGTTTTCAGATGGATTAAAAATTACTCCGTATCATCCAATTAAGATTAATGGAACATGGAGATTTCCTATTGATGTTGTGGGTGCAGAAAATGCAGATTGTACAAAGCTTTATAATTTTGTATTAAATACTCGAAAATCTATAGTAGTAAATAATATTGTTTGTTGTACACTTGGTCATAATATTCAAGGACCTGTAATTGGTCATGACTTCTTTGGTACAGATAATATAGTTAATAATCTAAAAAGAAAATTTAGTACAGGATATGATAAAGGTTTAGTTGATAATATTACACATATTATTCGAAGTCCTATTAATAATAATATTATTGCATATGATCATATTATATAAATGAAATAAATTATATAAATGAAATAAATGAAATAAATTATATAAATAATTACTTATAATAATAATTAAATATTAATATTTTTTTTAAATGAAATCATATGATACACTTGAATTATGTATACAAAATAAAATAGAACCTGAATTTATTTTTAAACAGAATATACGAAATAAAATGTTTAGTATTGGAACAGTTGAAAGTATAATTAAATTTCAAAAAAAACATAAATGTAATTTGTATGAATATGTAGATTTTTCAAAATCTATTAGATTATTTTTTTATATAGAATTAACAAATAATAAAAATATATTTACTGATATATTTAATAATACATTAACTTTATTAAAATTTAATAAAAAAGACTTAATAATAATACAAGAAAATGATTATTTATATAGAGTAATTCATAAATATTATTATTTTAATGATTATGAAGAATTAGATAATTATTTATTTCATTATAATTTATTTAATATTTGCTTAAAAAAAAAAAATTATTTACCATCAGTATTAAATAATGATGTAATTGTTTTTGATAAATATAATTTAGATGATACACTATTAAATAATACATATACATTATTAAAATTTCCATATGAATTAAATATAAAAAGTGTATTATATACACAAAAATATATAAATCCTATTAATTTTAAGGATTTTAATACACTATTTATAAAATCTGGTATGGGTAGTGGTAAATCTACTGCAACAGTTAATTATATAAAAGATAATAATATATCTAGTTTTTTAATACTTAGTTGTAGAAGAACATTAACTTATACAATTTATGATAAATTAAAACAAAATAATATTAATGTTATTAATTATATAACTTCAAATAGTGAAAATATAAAAATGAGTGACAAATTAATTATTTCTCCGGACAGTATTTGTAAACTAGACTTTCCCTTAAAAAAATTTGATTTTATATGGATTGATGAAGGTGTTAGTTTTATGTACTATATAGGTAATTATTTATGCATTGATAAAACTACAAAAACAAGTGTTTTTAATATATTAGAATGGTTATTAGTAAATTGTAATAAGTTATTAATTACTGATGCAGATTTAAATAATAATATAATAAAATATTATTTACATTTTAGAAAAATTATGTATAGTACAATAATTAACTATAATAACTACAATAATGATATAAATTATAATTTATATGATACAGAAAAAGATATATTAGAAGACTTAAAAATGAATTATTTAAATAATAAAAAAATTTACATATGTTGCGATACTTTAACTAAAACAAAATTTATTTATAATTTTTTAAATAATATAAATAATATAAATAATATAAATAATATAAATAATAAGAAAAGTAATAATATTTTACTATATAATAGTGAAACAGATCAAAAAACTGAAAAATTAATGTATGATGTAAATTTATTTTGGAGTAAATATAATGTAGTAATTGTATCGCCTAAAGTTGTATTTGGTGTTGATTTTAACTTAAAATATTTTGATTATGTATATGGATTTTATAAATGTACAACATTAAATGTAAGAGAAGCATTTCAACAATTACATAGAGTTAGACATATTGTAGAAAATAGTATTAATATACTTATATATGAAAAAACTAATTTAGATTTAGATGAATCATTAAGTTTAATAAAATCAAATATTCAAAATAATATAAATAGCAATCTGTTTTATAAGAAAACACGAAATGAATGTGATTATATATTAAATTGTATTAAATATAAGATAACTAACCAAGGTTATAAATATATTGATATGGATGATTCTACAAATTATTTAATAATATATTGCATTTATGAAAAAAATAAAAGTTTAAATAATTTTAATAATGTAATGAGAAACACTATAAAACAAATAAATAAATAAATAAATAAATAAATAAATAAATAAATAAATAAATAAATACTATGCTATTTATAGAATAAAATCATAAAATTAAATAAGCTATATTTGTTTTATGGTTTATCATTCAAATATTTTTTTTAAAAATTATGGATTAATAGAATGTTTATATAGAGAAAAAATATATATAAAATATGGTAAAAAAATACATAATATATATTTGAATAATGTAAAAATGAAATATTTAATGTATTTTAAAATAAATTATAAAAACTACAAAAATTATCAAATTAAAAAAACTTTAGCAGAATCTAATATTTTATACCAATATAATACAGAAAAAAAGAATCAGTTAATAAAAGCATATAAATTTTTAAATAAAAATTATTATTATAAACAAAATACTTATAATGATACTACTCTAAGTAATGCCTTAACAAATTATTTACGAAATAAATATTTATAATGTAAATAAGTAAATAATATTTATTTAAAATATATTATAAATTTCATGTATTTATTTTATTAAAAAATATATGTATAAGTATATAGTATTAAATAATGCAAGGTGGAAGTATTATAAAAGATTTACAAAATATTCAATCAGAATTAGGTTATACTTCAGATGATACTTATTTATTTAATTATAAGAATAAAGCAAAGGATTTGGAAAAATTACTATATAGATTAAGTAAGTATGAGAAAAAATGTAAATTAGATAAGGATAATAAAAATAATAAGAATAAAATTAAAAAGGGGGGGGGTTTATATTCAATACATAATATACCAGAACTTAAATATATACCAATTTTAGGAAGTATATTTTTAGAAAATAATTATATTCAACTATTTAATAATAGCGATTTAATTAATGATTTAATAATATTTAATGTAAATCATATAATTAATATTTTAGAATTATTCTGTATAGTTAATTTAATTTATTTATATACAAATAACTTGGAAATTACATATGAAACATTATTTGTAACATTTATAGTTTATTGTTGTAGAATTATGGTTACATCATTTAAATGTAATAAAAATATAATAAAACTAAGTAATGAATTAAATAGTTTTATATTATTACTAATAATAGGTTTACCATTATTCTTATTATTAATAAATAATGAGTACTATGAAAATAAATATAATATAGTAATAGCTTTTACAATTACTATATTAGTCATTCCTTATTTTAGATTACTATATAATAAATTTAATTCTTTTGATAAATTTAACTTTAAAACTGGATTTTATATTAATATTTTGGAAAAAATAGTATGTGGTATATTATTTTACATAATAATTATGAATAATTATAATTTAGATAATATTCTAAAATATATTTTTGTAGATATAAATACTAATATTAAATTAAGTCAAAATGATGAAAAAATTTTAGAAAATGTTAATTATAGTGAATTAAATAATCATGTATTATTAAATAATTTTAAAAAAATATTCGATAAATAGATTTAAAAAATATATTAATTAATATATATATATATTATGACTAATTATAAAATCTCAAAAACATTTGAGGATAGATTAAAAGAATCAGAAGAGATAATAAAAAAATATCCTACACGAATACCATTAATTGTAGAAAAATTATCTAATAAAAATGATAATATTATTCCTAATATAGATAAAAATAAATATTTAGTTCCAGAGGATTTAACAGTTGGTCAATTAATTTATGTTGTAAAAAAAAGAATTAAAATGACGCCTGAAAAAGCTATATTTATATTTTGCAATGATAAATTATTAAGTTCTAGTTTTAATATGAGACAAGTATATAATGAAAATAAAGATAAGGATGGATTTTTATATATAATATATTCAGGTGAATCTACATTTGGTTGTTAATATGTATTTTTCCGAATTTTAAACTTTTTTGATGTATCAAACAATAACATGAGTCATTTTTTCGTGTTCTTGCACATTGAGCTCCCGATTTTATAATACCTAAACATCTTATATTACAGTCTATTGTATTTTTGATATTATTATTTATACTTTGTTCTAAGTGTAAATTATTTTCTGTTAAATCAATATCTTCCGAAATATCATTAGATATATCACTATTTACTACATATTTTTTTTTTAAATCATTATAATCTAGTTTATAGTCATTACTAATTTTAAATAAAATATCTTCAGTTTCTTTATTTATAGTATCTAATAAATAATTACTGATAAAATTTAAAGATTTATACTTCATATAAGTTATTATTAATTATATTTTCTAAATACATTTTACATACGAAAAATATTACAAGATATTAGAAGATATTAGAAGATATTAGAAGATATTAGAAGATATTAGAAGATATTACAAGATATTAGAAGATATTACAAGATATTAGAAGAAGATATATATATTAATATATATATATTAATATATATTAATATTTAAACATTTGATATGATAGTATATATATATGAATTATTTAACTAGTAATGAAATTATTACAATTGAAAGAAAATATAATAAAATAGTTGAAGATATATTAATAAAGCAAAAATTTGAAAACTTTAAAAAATCTATTCCCTGGAAATCAGTCAAAAATAATAATAAAACAAATAAACTAAAAAAAAAAACTGACACATATATTTATAAAAGTGACCCTTATAAATTTTTACATATACCGAGTAATATGAGACAAATTATAAATAAATTATGTCAAAAAAATAATATTTCTTTACAAAAACTTGCAGTAAAAATTAATCTACCATTATCTTTAATATATTCTTATATACATGAAAACTATCCAATTGATAATTATTATTTAAATATAATATTAAATTATTTTGATTTTGATTTATATAAATATATTGATACAATTAATGAAAATTAATAATAAATAGTAAATAATATAAAAAACTAAGATTATATACTTTTATGATTAGTGTAGATTCTTCTAAAAAATGTAACATATTATATAAAAATTATATAAAACAATTTAGTAAATCATATCTTAGTGGTAGTATTTTATATGTAGGTGACACATTAAGTAATGCTTCATATATTAAAAAACTATATATAGAAAATTTTATTAAAAAATATAGTATTAACTTTATTAAATTATATATGAATAATAATAAAGTCCATAATGAATTATATAGTGAAAGTCTATGTATAATTTGTTTAGAAAATTTAGATAAAAATATAGTTGATATATGTCATAAATGTAATATAAAATGTCATAAAAGATGTATTAATAATTGGTATATAGAA